TTTCCATAAATAGACATATACGAATTTATTTCATTGTAACTGATTGCGCCAGAGGAGGCATTTTTTAACGACACGAACAATTCCCAAAGATACGACAATTCTTGCCTTAATTCAGGCTCATCATCTAGCTCTTTGGGATTGCGGCCCAAGCTTTTAGCAACTTGACGTAGATTAGCTATGCGGCTAACTGTTGAACCTTTGTCGTATCCAGCAGCCCAAAACTGCCATGAAGCAAAAGTACATAACTCTTCAGTTAGCCCTTGGTAAAATTTCTTCGTTCAGCTACAAACGCATCTACTTGAGAAGCAATGTTAGGAGCATTGACGTAAAGATCATAAGCTAATTTAGAAGTAAACTTTACTTCTTTGCCTTTACTCTGCAATCCGCGCCAACCTTTAGTGATAGCTACTAACAGATCAATTTCGCCACCATCCTCTTTATTTATTAACTTCCTGTGATACGCCCTTACAGCTTCTCTGTACGACTTTGAGTCAACACCCTTTACGATGATGTAGAAATCAGTTTCATCGCCGTTAATCGGGCTTAATATGCGTATTTCTGCGCCCTCTTCATGTGCGTCAGCAGTATAAAGTTGTTCAATATCCATTTCTCTCTCCAGAGTTAATAAAGGAGCCTTGCGGCCCCTTAGTTTGTTAAGCGTCTGCTCTTGTAATCTTAATCTGAGATGCATCGCTAGAATTGTATAACGCTACAAAGTCTAAGGATACTGTCACTGCACCAGCGCCGCCAACTTCAGGATTACCTGAGTTGTATTTGACGTTTGGTAGATTAAACGTGTAAGAGTTACCAGCCAGATCAGTTAGTACAAAAGTTAGGCTAGAAGACGTTTCGTTAATAAACTTGTCAATTAGCGTGCTGTTCTCAAAGTAAGCAGTAATAGAACCGCTGACAGAAGACTTGCCAATAGAAGGCTGAAGCGTAGAGTCAGAGCCTACAACGTACATAGATTCCATGCCGTTATCTAAGCTCAACTCAATGGCAGTAACAACAGCAATGCTTGAACCGCCTTCTGTAATAGACCCTGTAAACGAATCAAATGGTGCAGTAGTAGTTTCTGTTCCATAAGTAGCGCCAGTAATAGGAGTAGACGCAATTGTAAAGTCTTTGCCAACTACTGAGAACGACCCAGTAACCATTGAGTTAGGGGCAACAGACAAAGACATAGAGTTGAAGTTGCAGCCAGTAGAGCGCAAGTATTTACCGATGTCTTGGTGATGACGCTCAACAGTGTAGCTGCGGCGAGTAGTTCCGGCTTTCAATACATCTGTAGCCCAAGTGCCGCATAATACTGCTTCAAGTAAGTCATCAAATGATTCGTAAGATAGTTCAACATTAACATCACCGGCAACACTCTTGTTTCCATGACGGAAATGAGCTACTTGACGATCTTCACGCAACTCTTCGGATTCAATTGCGTCTTTCGACAATCCAATAGTTGTGCCAGTGTGACGAATGGGTAGAAATGAAGGTGTTGACGGAGTAGTACCGAATGTAGATTCGACAACATACGCCATGTTGTGTCTTGAGCCTGTTGCAATAGTCATAATTTACCTCGGTGCTACATGAGCCATATAATTAATTGTTACTGAAATAACGAAGCGATCTTCGTCAATAAGTCCTGCGTTTCTTGATACATCACCAAGCCTAACGTAAACGCCATTGTACAATAAATCTGTACCACGCTTAAAATGATCGGCAATTGCGTCTGCTTTCGCTTCCGCTTCGCCCCTGCCTTTACCGGCAATGGCAAATACATCAATTTGGTATAACCCTGAATACCCATCTATGCCCGCAGTTCCAAGTCCAGCCTGAACTGTAGCGGATGGCAAATGAGTCGGCCTCAAGTATAGCTTATTTTTAATAGGCTTATAGGCAATATTTTCCCACGCCACAGGCGGGGATCGAAACAAAGTACTTAGCCTTGTGTCTAAAGCGGCGCTTATGTCTGAAAATACTGTACTCATTTCTTAACCTTCTTAATGGCTGCTGCCATTGCATTCTTAAACGCCAAAAGATTTACCCGCACCATACCTGTTGGAGCTTGTGTTGAGTGGCCATATTCTACTCTTGAGGCATACGGAAGGTTGTTTACTAGCCAGACAGAACCTTCACCGTCATACTTTTTTACCATAGCAAGCATTCTGTTTATGGTTCGCTTGCCACTCTTGTCTTTTTTCTTTAGCCTGCCTGTTAATCTTGTATTTAACGATGCTTGCCAATTAGCTTTTAAAGCACCAGCTTTATAATTTGCTGGGGGCTTTCTTTTCCATAATTCAGGCTTACCAACCGGCGTGTCCATGATGACCTTGCTGAAAACGTCTATGCATGAAAGCTGGACTATTTCAACAATGTCTTTTTCAGTCTTATCAGCGTATTCTTTAAGCTCTAAGGTGAAGCTCATAATAAACATCCTTTCCAGATGGAGAAACCTTAGTAACATCCATTATGCGATAAGAAATACTATCAAACTTTATAGTATTGTCTATTTCAGGAACGCCCTTGCCTGACTCAACTAACATCTTGATGTCTGACTCCTGTACGGCAGAAGAAGCCTTTTCAGAAATAGTAAATTGCGCTCTAACTGCTTTTGCAGTGAAAGTTACAGACACACCATGATAAAGCGACCCTGAAGCTGGGTCATATCCTGTTCCATCTTTTCTAGATATAACAGCGTCAGCACCAAAGTTAGCTATTAACTTAGATGCTGTTTTTTTAAGCGACTCGTAATCAAACACGAATAACCCTCGCTGAGTTTAACAATAGCTTTTGCAGTTTAGTCTCTGCTGCTGTCAAATATGTAACAGCTCTTGCGCTTGGAGAGTATTCCACTTCCAATTCGCCTACCTTTTCTTTTACTGTTTCTCTACCTTGATTAGCAAGCGGGTTTACGCCGCCATCCAAAGCGATACACAACTCCATCTCAGCTTCTTTAAGAAGTCTGGGAATAGTCGTAGAGTCAATGTAGAAATTATCAACCTCAACGCCAGTTCTTGGCCATTGCAGATTTTGTGGGTCAGTAGACTTAGTTCCAATAAACATCTTAGACTCTAAGTAGTCCATAGCCTGAATAATTAGAACCGCTGAAGTGCCTGTTAAGGTAACCCCTCGATCTAACGCATAAGTAGCTAATTCAGCTTCGGAAATATAAGAATTTGCAGTTGATGAGCCACTGCCTGTCTCTACTACTATAGTAGCCATATCTATTCCTCAATTATAAAAGCCACCCCCCGAAAGAGGTGGCTAGATATAGACTTAACCTAACAGAAGAGCAGTATGCTCTGGCTTGATGTTCTTAACACCCCAAGCTAGACCAACTTCATAACGAACTTTTCTGTAGCCTTTGTACATGGCAAATTCCATGCTAAGACCAGATCGAGGATCAGTAATTACGATTACGTCAGTCGCCATGTCACCCTCGGAAGGACGAGCAGGAGCGCGAGAAGCTAGAACGATTGCAGAGCGGTTAAACGCCATGTTACGAGTAGCAGCAGCAGTAATAGTAATTGCTTTGTCGCCAGTACCTTGAGCAACTTGCAATCCGGGGGATGAAATAACAATAGTTGCGCCAGATACAGCAGCAGCACCAGTAACAACAACATACTTGTTAGTATCACCAGCAAAACTGATTACATCTCCAGCAACAATAGTGCCAGTACCAGCAGCTTTAAGCACGATGCTTGTTTGACCAACAACGTGAGCAGCAGCACTTACGGCGTTAGCTGAAGTTCCAGCAACAGAAGTGTTAACCTGTGCAGATTCACGAATAGGCATGCCGTTTACATCAAGCAGTACGCCTTGACGCAAGATAGAGTCGCTACCAGCATCAGCAACAGCAGCTTGCTTACCAAGAAGGTTAACGCCAGCAGAAGTATCAATTACTAGCTGGTTATCTTGCAAAGGAGCGCCGTTATCTTTCAGAATCTTTAAGACGTTAGAAGCATCGGTGTAATCGTTAGCAGTATTAAAAGGGCTGCTGCCAGCGGTGCCGTATGCGCGAGAGAAAGTAGACTGCAAAGCACACAGATCAGTTTCTACTTCGTTGGTTACTGCGCGGATTGCTTGAGCGATCTTAGCAGCACGGACGTTCTGGTATCCAGCGCCTTGCAGACCTAGTTGCTCATCACCGTTAAAACCAAACTCAGCAGCGCGAGACTTAGTAATTACGATGTCGGTAGAGCCAGAAGTCTGACCAGTAGGATCAGGAACAACCATTGCAGGAGAGATGTCAGATACGTTGCCAGCAGGCTCAACGTCAACTCGGATGTTTTGTCCAACAGCAGCAGTGCTTGCTGATGCGTTCATAGTAGCAGATGGGATCATGCCCGTTAGTTCACGAGAAACGATGTCCAGTGCTTCGTAGATATCTGGCACAAGTGCCGTAATGTTATTAGCCATGTTAAATTACCTTTCAATTATCAGTTATAGTTCCGCCGGACTTCACAAATTCCATCCTTTTAACGGGGTTAAGTGCCTCAAACTCGGCACGACTTCTTACCTTTGTGGCACCGCCACTATTTGAGCCACCAGAGGCACCGCCGCCCGATGATTGATTTCCTTTTAACAATGCAGAGTATCTTGCATCGTTTTTAAACTCGTTCTTTAAGTCTTCAAGTGAAGACACAGTTAGACTTCCATTAGCATCGGTAACTTTAACACCGTCATCATGGAACTTCAATCTGCGACCAATAAACTCACTCAAAATCTCAGCATTTGCGCCATCTGCAAGGTCGGCAGCTAGTTTTAATGCTGTGTTGTTTTTCTTCTCATTTGCCACGCCTTGGCGCAGACTATCCAGCTCCTTTAAAGTGCTTTCGTACTTTTCTTGAGCGGATTTATGTAATTGTTGATAATCACCCTGCTCTTTTGCCACTCTTTCCCGTTCTGCATGCGTTTCGGCCTCAATGTCTCTTTTGGCTTGCTTCGCTCTTTTAGCTTCAGTCAGTAATTCATCCATTTTAGACTTCATAGATGCATTTTCTGCCATCAGTTTTGATAATTCGCCAGCATCAATTATATTTTCTTCTACTGGTTCAATTTCTAC